TTATCGTGATTAAAAGACATATGGACGATTGCGCCGTGATGGAAGATGGCCCTTGCACTTGTGGCACGGACGAAATTTTAGAAGAGTTGGCACTTGAAGATGCTGGTTTGACCGCTGAAGACTTTGAATGAAAGCGCCACAGACTTCCCTGAAAAACTGGGGTGACCAGAAATGGCGCACCAAGTCGGGAAAGCCTTCGTCAAAAACAGGTGAGAGGTATCTGCCTGAAGCGGCTATTAAGTCTTTGTCCCCTGCTGAGTATGCTGCAACAACCAAAGCCAAGCGCAAAGGTAAGGCAGCAGGTAAGCAGTTTGTGGCCCAGCCTAAAGTCATAGCAAAGAAAACAGCAGGTTTTAGATAATGGCATACAGCACTGGCACTTCAGCGTTCAACATGGAGTTCACGGAGATCGCCGAGGAGGCGTGGGAACGTGCTGGGCGTGAAATGCGTAGTGGCTATGACTTGCGAACAGCCCGCAGGTCAATGAATTTGATGACCATTGAATGGGCAAATCGTGGTCTAAATATGTGGACTATTGAGGCTGGCTCATTCCCCCTAACGCCGGGATTGAACACCTATGCGCTGCCATCGGACACTATTGATCTGCTTGATCATGTGATTCGAACGGGCGCAAATAGCTCTTCAACCCAGGCAGACCTGACTATTTCCCGCATTAGTGTTTCTACTTATGCAACTATTCCCAACAAATTACAAGAAGCTAGGCCAATCCAGGTCTGGATTCAGCGTTTGTCGGGCGAGACAAATCCCACCACTTTGACCACAAGTGGAAGCGTTACCACCACGGCAACCACGATTACGCTGACTTCCACTGTTGGATTGGCGTCATCTGGGTTCATCAAGCTGGACAACGAAATCATTTACTACGGCTACATCTCTGGGAACGAAATAGGTTCATGCTTTCGTGGTCAGGCTAACACTACAGCGGCCACGCACATTACTGCTACGGCGGTGTTTGTGGCTCAGCTGCCTGCGGTAACAGTGTGGCCTACGCCAGATAACTCTACATCGTATGAGTTTGTGTATTACCGTATGCGCAGGATCCAAGATGCCGGGTCTGGTATTCAGGTTGCAGACATGAATTTCCGTTTCTTGCCCTGTGTAGTATCTGGTTTGGCCTACTACATTGCCATGAAGGTGCCTGAATTGCAGGGCCGAATGGATATGCTGAAGATGGCATATGACGAGCAATTTACTTTGGCGGCTGGTGAAGATCACGAGAAAGCGCCGATCCGGTTTGTGCCTAGACAGATGTTTATAGGTGGGAGTACGCCCTAATGGGTAATACATACTCATCAGGCAAGTTTGCAATTGCTGAGTGTGATAGGTGTGGGCAGCAGTTCAAACTAAAGAAGCTCAAGACCGAGGTTGTAAAGACCAAGCGATATGAGATCAAGGTTTGTCCTGAATGCTGGGATCCTGATCATCCTCAATTGTTGCTGGGTATGTATCCAGTGGAGGATCCGCAGGCTCTGAGAGCGCCCAGGCGGGACACAACGTATGTCACGGCAGGGCCGAATGGCTTGCAGATTGACAACACGGGATTTGGTGGATACCCAACAGGGGGCTCCAGGGATATACAGTGGGGCTGGAGTCCGGTTGGTGGATCTAGCTTTTTTGATGTAGCACTGACGCCAAACTACTTGGTGGCAACGGCAAGTGTTGGTACAGTAACGGTTAGCACAACTTAGGAGCAGATATGGACAAGAAGCAAGTCAAGGCAATTGCCGACACAGAAGCCAAAAAAGTGGTCAAAGGGCACGAATCCCGTATGCACACCAAAGGCATGAAAGCCGGTGGCCCCACCAGCATGGATCGCAAGATGTATGGGAAGAACCTTTCCCGCGCAATGAACCAGAAATCTGGGAGCAAATAATGGCTAAATTCAGCAAGAAGATGATGGGCAAGGAAGTTGGCGATGCGGCAGCGTATGCCGTTCCTCATACCATGAAGGGCAAAGCTGCTCCTATGCAGACGAACCCCGGCAAAGAACCAAATGGTAGTGCAGCCGCAAACGTGAATATGTCTGTTGGCAACATTAACCGCAATGGTTACTCTGCACCCAAGACTGACGGCATCAAAATCCGTGGTACTGGCGCAGCCACCAAGGGCGTGATGGCAAGAGGCCCGATGGCATGACTTACAACGAACTTATCGTTGCTGTTTCTGACTACTGTGAGAACACGTTTCCCACGGTAGACATGAACACTATGATTAGGCAGGTTGAACAGCGCATCTACAACACTGTTCAGATTTCAAACCTTCGCAAAAATGTGACGGGGACGCTTACGTCTGGAAATAAGTATTTGTCATGCCCTGAAGATTTTTTGTCTGTGTATAGCCTTGCCGTGTTTCCGTCCAATAGTACAACCGCAACAGGTACATCTGGGGCAACGACTATTGTTGTTGCTTCAGCCACTGGCATCGCCCTGGGGCAGCAGGTTACGGGTTCTAATATTGGGGCAAATGCGGTTGTTCGGGCTATTTCTGGAACAACGCTTACTTTGTCTGCGGCAAACAGCGGAACGGTATCCGGAACTGTTGTGTTCCAGGGAGACTATCTGTACCTGTTGAACAAGGACGTTAACTTTATTCGTGAAGCCTACCCCTTGTCTGCCTATGCAGCCGAGCCAAAGCATTACGCCATTTTTGGCCCTCAATCTACAAATGAAAATGAATTGACGTTCATTGTTGGGCCAACACCAGATAGCACATACAGCGCTGAACTCCATTACTACTATTACCCAGAGTCAATTGTTCAACGGGCTATTACTGGCTTAGGCACAATTGTTCCTGGGTCTGGTTATGCTAACCAACTGTATGTAAATGTGGCGCTTACGGGCTCTTTTTCAGGCTCAACGGCTACGGCTAATATCCAAGTCACAGGTGGCGCAGTGGTGTCGGTAACCATTGTCAATTCAGGGTGCTACTACGCAGTTGGTGATTCGTTGACGGGAACACTTGGGACTACTGGGTCAGGATTCTCCGTGCCCGTGGCTACTGTTTCTAATGCAAACGGCGAAACTTGGTTGGGCGAACACTTTGATTCTGCTTTGCTCAATGGGACTATGGTAGAGGCAATTCGATACATGAAAGGTGAGCCAGATCTGGTTACCTTGTATCAAGGTATGTATATGCAGTCTATTGCTCTGCTTAAAAATTTGGGTGATGGCAAACAGCGTATGGATGCTTATCGTGACGGGCAAGTGAGAACGGCAGTTCAATGAGCATTGTTCAAACCCAAACTACCAGCTTCAAAGCGGAGCTTTATCAGGGCATCCATGACTTGACCACGGATGTGATCAAGATCGCCCTGTATACGGCAAATGCAAATTTGAATGAGGATACAACGGTGTATTCAGCAACGAATGAAGCAAGTGGCGGAAACTATGCGCCCGGGGGTTTGCAGTTAACACCGATCACGGTGAGCAGTTCTGGATACACGGCCTATGTAGGCTTTCCAAATGTGTCATGGACGGGCGCCATCACTGCAAGATGTGCTTTGATATACAACTCAAGTCAAGGCAATAAATCAGTGGCCGTGCTGGATTTTGGTTCTGACAAAGTATCAACAGTGGGCGGAACGTTTCCAATCACGATGCCAGCCAACACATCAACCACAGCACTAATCAGGAGTTCAAATTGATAGTCACAACCACCAAAGGCGATATGGATGATTCTTTGCTTGAGAAGCGAGAAGGAACCGTGGACAATGACAACGAACAAACCACTTGGGTTGAATATTGGTTGGAAGGTGAGTTAGTTCATCGTTCTGCCCATGTGACTTTGAAAAAAATGCCGGTTTTTGCCGGTGCTGAAGCCGCATCATTAGGTTAAAGGAAACATCATGGCAAACACACAATCAATGACCACTTCGTTTATGGGTGAGTTGCTGACAGCAACACACAACTTTGGCACTGCTCCCACACGGGGCACTAGTGCTACTGACACGTTTAAAGCGGCGCTGTACCTAACTTCAGCCACTTACAATGCCGCAACTACGGCATATTCCGCTACTGGGGAGGTGTCAGGGACTGGTTATACAGCGGGTGGAGTAACCGTGACGGCTGCAACTCCTCCTACAGCAACCAATAGTTCTGCAACCGCAGGCGTAGCCTTCTTTACTCCTTCGGCCTCAATCACCTACACCACGGTGACTTTGACCACGGCTTTTGATGCAGTGTTAATCTATAACTCAACACAGAGCAACAAGGCGGTCAGTGTCCACACCTTTGGTTCCCAGACGATCACGGCTGGAACCTTCACCCTGACGATGCCCTCCAACACGACTTCGACTGCTCTGTTGCGCTTGGCTACCACCTAAAGGGGTAGGCCATGTCTCTTGGGTGGGGTGATGGCACATGGGGGAGTAACGGATGGGGCGGTACTCTTGACATAACAGGGAATGCCGCCACAGGTGCGGTAGGCTCTGTCACACCAAACCTCACCATTGCCCTCTCGGGGGTATCAGCCTCTGGTGCAGTTGGGACGATGGCTCCCAGCATCTCAGAGGGTGAAGACGGCGACATTGCTTTTGGCTTTGTTGGTAGCGTAGGTACAGCCCTAGAGATTGCTCTAACAGGTGTTTCTGCGGCGGGATCAGTTGGTAACGTTACCAGTGGTCAAGATGCAGCGATTACCAGCGTATTAGCATCTGGTGCCGTTGGGTCTGTTACGACATCAAGATTAGTGGCTCTGACGGGCGCTGAAGCATCTGGTTTTGCTGGTAACGTTACCGGCGACAAGTCAACGGCGTTAACAGGTGTTGCATCTTCTGGGGCTGTAGGGTCAGTTGTTCAGAGCGCAGTGGTCAGTCTGACGGGTAATCTAGCAACAGGATCCACAGGCGGGGTGATTGTCCCGCTAAACAGCAACCAAGCAAATGGATCAGTTGGAACGGTTGTCAGTGGAATATCTATTGCTCTGTCTGGAGTGTCGGCAGCAGGAGCAGTTGGAACGGTGTCAGTGGCTGCAAGATCACTGGCATTAACAGGCGTAAGCGCAACAGGATCGGTGGGGGATGTTATTGCGGTTTATTGGAAGATCATAGATGACACACAGACCCCTTCGTGGCAAAATATCAGCAATCCGCAAACTCCCGGCTGGGGGGATGTTTCAGACGCACAAACCCCCGCTTGGGCAGAAGTCGTAACTTGAGGTTTAAACATGACTACAGCATACACATCACTCTTAGGCTTTGCTCTCCCTGTAACGGGCGAATTGAGCGGTACTTGGGGTGACACTGTAAATGACGGAATTACTAAATTGCTGGACTCGGCAGTTGCCGGTACAACCACCATTACCTTAGACCAAGATGTAACGCTGACCACGACAACGGGAGCGTCAAACACATCCCGACAGGCTATCTTGCTGTGGACGGCGGGCGGCACGGCCACTCGCACTATCACTGCTCCGGCACAGTCAAAGATCTACACGGTTATTAATGCAAGCTCAAGCACACAATCTATTATTCTTGCGGGTGTAGGCCCGACCACGGGCGTAACGATTGCAAAGGGCGAATCAGCCTTGGTGGCCTGGAACGGCTCCGACTTCATCAAGATCAGCAACACCGCTGGCCCTGGTACGTTCACTAATTTGACCGTCACTGGTAACACTATTCTTGGGGACACTGACACCGACACCATTACCACAAATAGCCAATTTGTAACTGGCACTCAGCTTAAATCAGCTAAGACAGCCACCAACACTTTGTCTCTTGCCGCCTACGATGTGGACGGAGCAGCCTATACCAATCTAATCACTCTCACGGCAAGCAATACGCCGACATTGGCTCTTACATCTACGGGTGTGGGAACAATGAACAACATTGATATTGGTGGCACAGCGGCTAGAACCGGTGCGTTTACTACGCTGTCTGCATCATCCACTGTCACCTTGTCAGGTGGGACAGCCAACGGCGTTGCCTTTTTAAATGGCTCCAATGTGCTAACTACGGGTAGTGCGCTAACTTTTGATGGGACTAATTTAAGCGTTGGTACGCAAGGGGAGGTAAGAGTCTACAACACAGCAAACACACGCTATGGTCGATTTCTTACATCATCTAGCGGAACATTACTTCAATCGTTTAATGGGTCGAATGAGCCTTTAATACTTGATGCCCCTCAATCTGGTTCTTTTATTAGGTTTGATGTTGGTTCAACAGAAGGTTTCCGCCTCACATCCTCAAGCCTATACACCGCAAGCGGAATTAATTTACTGGTTGGCAGTTCTTCATCTTATGCAGGTAAAGTTCAATCATGGGGTACAGTAACTGCTAATGCAGGAACACCAAATTTTAGCGCAATAGATACAACACCAATGGTTTCTGGTGTTGGTGGTGAGTTGGCGTTTATTGGTCAATACCAAGTTGGTGACTATGCTTACTTTGGTAGCATCAGAGGCATTAAAGAAAACGGAACAATTGGTAACACAGCTTGTGCGTTAACTTTTTTTACAAGACCAACTGCTACTGCGCCAGTTGAGCGTATGCGCATCGACTCCAGCGGTAACGTTGGTATTGGGACAACTACACCTAATGCAAGTTATCGTTTAGATATTGCTGGCAATTCGGGAATTAGAGTGTCTGGAGGTACAGTAGGAAGCGTAGCAATACGCAGTGCATCGGGATATTCTAATTTTGTAAATTTTAATGAAAACACTGTTGCTGATAGAGGAGTAATTGGGTTTGGTGCTGGTAGCGGTAGTATGCAATTTAGAGTTAATGGCGCATACGATTTAACTACGGGAACCCAAGCAATGACCCTTGATGCAAGCGGTAACTTGGGTATTGGGACTACTTCGCCTGTAAGTTATGGTGGTGGATACAGAACAGTAGAGGCCAAAGGCTCTACGACTACAAATGGTGGTGTTTTTAGAGCATCAACATCTGACGCATCTTATATTGGCGCTTTTTATGTAAACAGTACAGGAACAAGTTTAGAAGCCTCTGGCGCGACACCTATTTTGTTTTTAACAAACAGCTCAGAACGCGCCCGTATCGACTCCAGCGGTAACTTGGGTATTGGGACAAGTTCGCCTGACACAAGGCTAGATATAGAGTTGGCGGCAGTCACGCCTAGCAATTCAAGTTATCATGGAATTGTGGTTGGGCCAGATTCTGGCACTACCTCGCTAGGGCAGGGTGTTGGTATTGGGTTTAGGTTGCGAAATACCGCAGGTGGCGGTGTGGGCGGCAACGGTATGGGTGCGGCTATTTACGGTATACAGGCAGACACAGGGGCAAACACTGGCGCTCTTGCTTTTTACACACGCCCAGACGCGGCTAATTTGACTGAACGCGCCCGTATCGACTCCAGCGGTAACTTGCTGATTGGGACTACAGGCTTACCTGTTGCAAATGGAACAAGATTGTCAATTTCGGGGTCTGGCGAGGTTGCGAGAATTTTGGGCACTACCACAGGCAATCCCAGTCTTGCTTTAGACAAGTCAACGAATGACTCAACAACTGGGCAAGTATTTGCTACTTTTACCATTAACAACCAAGGCGCAGGTAGCGGACAAATTAACGCCAACGGCGCTTCTCAAGCGGCGTTCGGGTCATTTTCTGACAGGCGCTTGAAACAAAACATCGTTGACCTGCCACCGCAGCTTGCAAACATCATGGCGTTGCGCCCTGTTGAGTTTGATTATATTGAGTCTGAGGGGGGTGGTCATCAAACTGGTTTTATAGCGCAAGAAATGGAAACAATATTTCCAGATTCTGTTGGTGAACGCTCTGACGGCATGAAAACTGTAACGGGTTGGAATAAGACAGAAGCTATCCTTATCAAAGCCATCCAAGAACAGCAAGCCATCATCACCCAACTCACCGCCCGTATCACTGCACTGGAGTCAGTATGAATGAATTATTGTTGGGACAATTAAACGACTTGTTTGAATACAAAGACAAAAATTTGTATTGGAAAAATCCACCTAATAAAAAAAATGCTGGCAAAGTTGCTGGTTTTGATAGCGGTAATGGATACAAGCGAGTAGAGATTGCTGGAAAACAATATTTTGTTCATAGGATTGTGTTTTACATGAATTACAAATACCTTCCAAAAACAATTGACCATATTGATGGGAACGGTACAAACAATGCAATTGAAAATTTAAGAGAAGCAACCAATTCACAAAACATGATGAATTCATTGTTTAAGAAAAAAACATTTAGCGGTTGCAGGAATGTCAGTTATAACAAAGCTAGGCAAAAATGGTGCGTGTACATCAAAGTACAAAACAAGCCTATTTTTTATGGTTCATATAAAGATTTGGAACTTGCTGACCTTGTTGCACAAGAAGCAAGAGATTTACACTTTGGGCAATTTGCCCGTCACGCTTAAAGGAGCATAAACCATGTCAACTTTTCTTTGGAACATCAGCGCAGTTTAAAAATGAACCACACCCCCGTTGATCTGTATCACCAAGCGTATGCTCACCTTCATTCAGGTGACTATGCCACGGGGTTTCGTTTGTTTGAATACCGCTGGCATCCAGATGCAATTGCAACGCTTGATGAGCCTTTTGAGAAGTACACCCCATCGCCCGTGTGGAAGGGTGAGCCGCTTCAAGGAAAGTCAATCGTTGTCCAAATGGAAATGGGCTATGGTGACTGCATCCAATTCATGCGTTTTCTGCCCATCCTGAAGGTTTTGGGGGCAAGTAAGCTGGTGGTGCTGTCTACCCTGCCATTGGCTTATTTGTACGCTCAAATCCCCTGTATTGACCACATTACCAACAACGAAAAAGAAGGCGTGTCCCAAGAGTGTGATTACTGGATTGGCTCAATGAGCCTTCCATTCATTGCTTTGCACTGCCCTGCTCCTGTTCGTGCGCTGTTCCCAATAACTCAAAACAAGGTCATTGGAAGCGAGGGGTATCTGGATGCCAAGCCAAGCCAGATAATTCCTTTTGTTGGCGTGAACTGGGGCGCTTCAAGGCGTTACCTGCACGGGATCAAAAGCACGACTCCAGAGCGCATGATGGAGCTTGTGGGCAAGAACGCATACAGCCTGAACCCAGAAGAGGATGGCCCGTTCATCAAGTTACCTGACAACGGCTGGAAAAAAGATTGGCAGAAGACAGCAGAAC